CACCGTTTATATTAATATGCTCTGCTGTAAATATACCTACAACGTCATTCCCACTACCACGAGTACGTAAGAAGTAAGATTTACCCCCGCTTGAACCTCCATCACTATTGTTCAAGTTTTGGATAGTTAAACCCTTAAACGTTATATATCTAACAGCCGCAGTAGTAGACGAACCTCCATCACATGCAAAACCAGCAACATCGGTCTGACCATTACCGTCAACACCACCGACAAAACCAGGCCAATTGCGAATTACTAGACGCTGTGCTTCACTAGTTCTACCTTCAAAAGTAGCATAAAGTCCTAAATGCTTAACGGTATTAGACATGGCTAGGTTATCTGTACCGTCCGGTATCATAAAACCTTTAATGTAGATGAATCGGGTAGATACGGTTGCAGCATCACGCGCACTGTACCAATTGTTGTAAGGACTACCTTGCGAACCATCACCGTCTGTTATAGCATCCGCATCGATGAATATAGCATTACTTACCGCTATCGTATCATCGTCAATAATACCGTAAGCAACAGTTTCATTTTCACCATGATGCAACACCGCACCACCTGTTGCATTTGACAGCAACACATAGATGCGATGGTCGCCAGATGGTTTACTTGATACGTTTACTGTGAACGATTTAATATCCGCGCTGTTAGGATTCCAATAAATAGTGTCACTAGCTAACTCTGTACCATCAGCACTATCGTAAGCAGTCCATGTGCAACCCACTGTACCCTGCGTACCATGTGTTCTAGCGATATAGAACGTGTGATCTCCAACAGTTTCACGTTCTGAGTAATCAATAAAAAATCCCAACCTACCCGCTGTGGATAGATTGAGATTCATTGAAACGGCACTTACACCTTCGGGTCGAAGTTGTGAAGGGTACTTACCATCGTGAATGGGCGGGAACGCCTGTTTAGTCCATCCAGTTGCATCAATTGTCCAGCCCATTTTAAACCCCTTATCGATTCATCGCACGAATATAGTCGTCCAGTTCACGGTGTGCAGTTTTCTTGTCTGGTAAACCTTCGAATAGGAATTCACCAGTTTGTAAATCTTGAACACACACTTTCTTGTTACCACGGACGGAAATTTTATAACGTTCGTCGGGTTCGTCAACATCAGCGTTTTCTTCAAACTCGTAGAACTCCAACACTTTGACGCGTACATCAGTACCGCGAACAAACGTTACGAATAGTCTAGCTACAAAAGATTGGTCGTCAGCGACAACGCGGATTTCGTCACCTTCGCTCAACTTTGAAGCGACGTTTACAAATAGTTCAGGGCTAGTGATTGTATCGACTGTGATACTCGCAGCAATAATGCACGAAAACACGCTGAATCTGTGTTCAGCTAATCCGAAATCGCCTGGTAGAATTGGTTGCATGGTATATCTCCAAAAAGGGGCAGCATCCCGCTACCCAATGGTAAAAGGACCACCCGAAGGTGGCCCCGACCGCCAAACTTACTTAGTCAGTGTCAGTGGTAGAAACTGCTGTACCGTCTGACAAATCTACACTACCGTTAGAGTTAACCGCAACGACAGTGTATTGGTGATGAACAGTTCCACCAGCGGTGTCAACCTGTTCAACAGTGTCACCGACTTTCATACCCAATTCATCACCATTCGTGATGTAACCGTCAGCACGAACAACAGTTGCAGCGTCAGCACTATCGTACATCCACTTAGAACCACCGTTCTTACCAACCATTTGCGACACTAGGGCCGGTGGGTTATTAGTTGAATAAGCCATTTGCCGAATCTCCTATATTACTGCGACAACGCTAGTTCAGCGTGTGGCATTTTAATCACACCGCTGTTCTGCAACAATTTGGTGCCCATATACGCTGTACAACGTGCCCATGACTTATCGTTCTTTTCATCGTAACCGACAAGTGTTTGAATACGTTCCATATCGCACGCGTGACCAATAGCATTCTGCGAGTACATGTAGCACACCGCTGCATCGGTACCAGTACCAGGTAAACCAGCATCAACAATCCAGTTAATACCATACCATGAGAATGCACGGTCTTTACCCACACCTTCAAACGGTTTCATGTTTACGTAGTCGGCTGATGCGAACTCTTTAAAGCCCATCAATTCGCCGTGGAATGCTGGTGTGATTACACCGAACACTGGCGCATCGTGTGTTGCGAACGCATTACCAAGCTTAGTCTTAGCTTTCTTGATCAGTGCTAACGTTGCAACCGCAGCCGAACCCCAAGTATTTGTAGCAGCACTTAGCGCGGTGTAAATGTCGTTGTCAATCTTACGGTTGATAACAGACATACACGTTTGCTGCATGATCTTACGACCATTACCTTGTGATGCAAAAATGTTGAAGTTGGTACGTTCTGGTACATCGTGCCATTCTTTCAATGTCACGGTGAACTGGTTCAAGTTATCAGGACGTGTAGGAATGTCACCATTCTTACCACGTGTTACCGCAGTAGCACCACCTGAATCCGCTACCAGGAATACAGCTTCATTACCGTTCACTTCGGTTTCAGTCACAGTTGTGTGACGTACGAGCGATTGACGCTTTTCAAAACCAGCAATGAATTCCTGGCGATACATAGTTTGAAACGCTGAATCAGACATTTTCAATATCTCCAAAAAATTAACTAAAAGTATGTTGAGTATCACACATAGAGTTAGCCTACATTGCGATTTTGTGAGTTAGCCGTTGAACGGGGTCACGCTGTC